CCAAACTCAGCGCGAGAAGGAAATCATCCTTTCCATGCTGAGATACATAAGAAGGATGAGGTGAACGACATGGGCGATTTTGAGATGCCGGACAGACATTCAGAGATGATCATTTACACCACAGAAGATGGTCTGGCAAAGATCGAGACGACCTTCGATGGCGATACTGTCTGGCTGTCTCTCGACCAGATGGCAGAACTGTTCCAGCGGGACAAGTCCACAATTTCCAGACATATCAAAAATATTTTCTCTGAGGGAGAGCTGGCACGGGAATCAGTTGTTGCAAAATTTGCAACAACTGCGGCAGACGGGAAAACATATCAAGTGGAATACTACAACCTTGATGTCATCATCTCCGTCGGCTATCGGGTGAAGTCCAAGCGAGGTGTTCAGTTCCGCGTCTGGGCGACCAATATTTTGAAGGAGTACCTGCGGAAAGGCTTTGCGCTGGACGATGAGCGGCTCAAAAATCTGGGTGGCGGCGGCTATTTCAAGGAACTACTGGAGCGCATCCGGGACATTCGTGCCTCTGAAAAGGTCTTTTACCGTCAGGTGTTGGAGATCTATGCCACCAGTATTGACTATGACCCGAAAGCAGATATTTCCGTCCAGTTCTTCAAAAAAGTGCAGAATAAAATTCACTATGCCGTCCACGGCCAGACTGCTGCTGAGGTGGTCTACACCAGAGCAGACGCTGAAAAAGAATTTATGGGGCTGACCACCTTCGCTGGAAATCAGCCAACGCTGAGGGAAGCCGTAGTCGCCAAGAACTATCTGGATGAAAAAGAACTTCGTGCAATGGGGCAGCTTGTTTCCGGCTATTTGGACTTTGCAGAGCGTCAGGCGGAACGGGAGCAAGTCATGACCATGCAGGATTGGGCAGAGCACTTAGACCGTATTTTAACCATGAGCGGGGAGCAGCTGCTCATTGGAAACGGTACTGTTACCCATAAGCAGGCCGTGGACAAGGCCACAGAGGAATACAGAAAATATAAGGCTCGGACGTTGAGCCAGGTGGAACAGAATTATTTGGATTCTATTAAGATGCTGGAACAAAAGACGGAGGGCTGAAATGAATATTGAAAATCTCTATTCTTCCTTTCGTACACTTGCGCCAGAGTTCCTTTCTTCGTACTGTGTTATTAACGGGGCTATTATGCCGCTTCAAGAAGTAGAACAAATGGGATACAATGAATTTTCTTATCGTGCTAAAATCAATATGCCATTGAAGCTTTACAAATACTTCTCCAACAAAGCAAATGCAGAAAGCGACGAAATGACCAATTATTCAATACAGGCGTTAGAAAATAATACAGTTTTTATACAATCACCATGTAACTTTGATGACATCTATGATTCCGGAATTCGCATTGATTTCTTCGAATATGAACAACTGCGGTTAATGGAATATTGCGCTAGATGTGAATTATCCGTCGGAGAAAATGCAAAAACGCAAGAATTTGGAAATGCGTTTGTCCAAGAGCTCTGTAAAGCATGGAATCAACACCGCAGTTTTTGTCAAGTGTTCAAAAAAGAGGCTCAATCAGAAATGGAGCGTCGTTCAAACGATTTATTCTGCAATCGCCTGATGCTTGAACTAAGTCAATCTACCGAGTTTGGAGATGCTGTGGCAAAAATAATCCGCTTGGAATATACCCAGTATGTCGAACGATTAAAAACGACATTCAGAACTTCGTGCTTTACCACAACACCATATTCTCAACTGATGTGGGGAGGTTCCTACGCAGATTGCCATAAAGGCTTTTGCTTGGAGTATACAGTTTTGCCGAACGATAATGATTATAAGGAAATATACTACAACCTTTTCCCTGTGATATATTGTAAAAACCGCCCCAATATAACATCTAGGCTAGTATCGGGACAAGATAGAGAAATATCCATGGATTATTTATGGGATATCTACTTCCATGGCGCATTGCGAAAGAGTATCGATTGGACATTTCAAAATGAATGGCGGCTATTGTTGCCAATGCAAAGTGCTAACGGGTGTGACTACAATATAAGGTTTTTCCCCATTACAAAAGTCTTCCTAGGAAATCGGATGGAAGCCCATAAACGTCAGGAAATCATTGATATTTGCCATTCTAAAAATATTCCGTATGTTGGAGTAACCCCCAGACACGATTCATTTGAAATGCAAGATTGCGAAACAAGGTGTGAGGATTGTCCCCAATATTGCAATTCAATTCAGCAGTAATTAAATTTGCAAAATTGAATAAGCAGAAAAGTACATCTGTCATGCAAATCAAGGAGACATTATGCAAAAAGAAAAGATAAAAGTTTATACCTACACAAGAGTATCCACAGCCATGCAGATCGACGGATACTCTTTGGATGCACAGAAATCCAGAATGAATGCCTATGCCGCGTTCAACGATTTTCAAATTGTTGGCGAATATGAGGATGCCGGTAAATCGGGAAAATCCATCGAGGGCAGATTCGCGTTCAACCAAATGATGGAGGATATTAAATCCGGGAAGGACGGTGTGTCCTATGTTCTGGTGTTCAAGCTGTCACGGTTCGGTAGAAATGCGGCAGATGTGCTGTCCACCTTGCAGGTCATGCAGGATTTCGGTGTTAACCTCATTTGCGTAGAGGACGGCCTTGACAGCTCCAAGGAGGCCGGCAAGCTGATGATCTCCGTCCTGTCTGCGGTCGCTGAAATCGAGCGTGAAAACATCCGTGTGCAGACGATGGAGGGGCGCATACAGAAAGCCCGTGAGGGCAAGTGGAACGGCGGCTTTGCGCCCTATGGATATAAACTGGAAAAAGGTCAGCTATTGATCAATGAAGAAGAGGCTGAGGCAATTCGCATGATTTTTGACCTGTATGTGCATACCGACATGGGTGCAAACGGTCTTGCAAAATACCTTGCTAATCACGGTGTCGTCAAAATCCAGCGGCAGAACGGCAAGAATCCCCTGTTTGACTCTTCTCTGATCCGCAGGATACTGAGAAATCCCGTTTACTGCGGGAAAATTGCCTATGGGAGACGTAAGACGGAAAAGGTACATGGTACCAGAAACGACTACCGGCTTGTAGAGCAGGACAATTATCTCTTGGCTGACGGACAGCACGAAGCGCTCGTCTCTGAGGAACTCTGGCATGATGCACAGGTGAAGCTGCTTGCGCAAGCAAAGAAGTACGAAAAGGTCAACCGTGGTAAAGACACCAAAATACATCTTCTGACCGGTTTGCTCAAATGCCCCGTCTGTGGAGCCGGAATGTACGGCAACAAGAGCATCAAGCACAAGGCGGACGGCACAAAGTACAAGGATTTCTTCTATTACGGCTGCAAGCACCGCAATATGACGCGTGGTCACAAGTGCGATTACAAAAAGCAGATCCACGAGGAACTGCTGGATAATGCTGTTGCAGAGGTCATCACCAAGCTGGTCAGCAATCCGAAGTTCGCTGCTCTCATGCAGCAGAAAATCAGTATGAAGGTAGACACCACTGCCATCGAGCAGGAGATCGCCAACTACGAAAAACAGCTCCGGCAGAGCTATTCTACCAAGTCCAGACTGATGGAGGAAATAGACTCCCTTGATCCCGACGATAAACACTACGTCAAGCGCAAGGCAGACCTTGATGATCGCCTTTACAAGATGTATGATAAGATCGAGGATGCGGAAAACCAGCTGATTGAAGCCAGAGCAAAGAAAATGGCAATCGAAGCGGAAAAGCTTACCGCTGATAACATCTATAAGGTGCTGATCTATTTTGAAAAGCTGTACGCTGTCATGGACGAGCAGGAACGGCGGAAGATCATGGAATCTCTGATTTCCGAAGTCCATATTTACGAAGAACGCCAGCCAAACGGTCAGTGGCTCAAATCCATCAAATTCAAGCTTCCGATCATTGAGGATGACATGGAAATTAGTTTGGACAATGATACACAAGATGAAACCGTCTGCCTTCTCACCCAGACTGAGGAGAGCAGCGCGGAAAACGCCTGAAAGGGGCGGCATCGGAAAGCGATTGTGCGATTTTACGGGCCGGAATGAGGTGAAAACATGATTTATGTGACAGGCGACACCCATGGGAACCAATATAAATGGGTCGAACAGATCGCGCCGGTGCTCTCCCCTGGCGACACGATCCTGGTTTGCGGGGATTTCGGCGTTGGGTTCTGGAATGGGCGGTATTGGTCGGAGGAGATGTTCTATGATTTCCTCAGCGAGCAGGCGTACACCGTGCTGTTTATCGACGGCAACCACGAGAATTTTGCAAAACTGAACGGCTACCCTGTCGAAGCATGGTGCGGCGGGCGGGTCCATAAGATCCGCCAAAATGTGATCCACCTGATGCGCGGCGAGGTATACGGTATCGAGGGCAGCACCGTGTTTGTCATGGGCGGCGGGTATTCTATTGACAAGTACCGCCGGACCGAGGGCGTTTCCTGGTGGCCGCAGGAACTGCCGGCGGCGGAGGAATACCGCAGCGCACTTGCCAATCTGGAAAACGTCCACAATCGGGTCGATTTTATTGTGACCCATACCGCGCCGTCCGAATCGGTCTATTATCTATCGACTCTGCGGCAGTTGGGTATTAAGCGCGATGTTGTGGAAGAGCTGCCGCTGACGACCTTCCTGGACGAGATCCAGCGGAAGGTCACCTATCAGCACTGGTACTTCGGCCATTTTCATGTGGATGTGGAACTGTGGCGGAACCAGACGGCGATCCTGAGCGCTGTGCGGGAGTTTAAAACCGGCAAGATCATCCGGCAGTGGGAGCCCTATGAAGGATAGGGTTTCCACTGCCTTCTGCTATAAAAGTTCTCGAAAAATCGGCAAATTTGCTGTCCGGAGACTTGAAAAATATGGAGATTTCGTGTAGAATATAGAAAATTCCAAAATTGC